TACATTATGCCACTATTCTAGCTATTATGTTGGCTATAACCGTCACAAATATTGGCAAAAAAATAGCCCCCCTGCCAAACTAACCAAAGATACAGAGGGGCCTGGTCTCTAATACGAAACCTGATGCAAACTTACAAATTAAATTTGTGACTATCAATATATTTTGTCACTAATCTTTCACCTGTAGTAGCTCTTAATATTTTTATAGTAAGTATCCTACCACCTAATGGCTTAATGGGAGCTCCACGTTCTACGTGCCACCCTTGTGAGCCATCTCCGTACTCTTCTTTATAGGTACCTGTAAGCATTAGGTGTAGATGCTTTTGCTTTAAGTAGTATCCTGTCTTAGGTGATTGCTCTACTGTATCCCTTACATCATTTCTGCAGGAGTTTTCGTGGATGTGGCCCATTGTGAAAACTTCAAAGCCTTCATAAAGCTCTAAGGCCCTGGTTAAATTGATAGCACCTTTGGTAACTATACCACCACCACCTGATCCATGGAAGTATTTAATCTTAGTAGTGTAGGATGTACCCCATCCTGATGCCTGCCTAATAATAAACCACCCACCATAACCACCTGTCTGAATACTAGATCCTGCTTTATAGTTTAGAAGGTCCACAAATCTCTGCAGGATGTCAGTTTCTTGGAACTTAATTATAGCAGTTTCGTGGTTGCCATAACCTACGAGCTTAATAATGTGAGCATAGGGCAGGAACCAATCTACTGCAGTCTCTACTATACTATCTAAATACTTTGTGTTGTTATGCTCAGGTCTTATATCAGATTTATTTCTCCTGTTATCACCTCTACCCTGCATTAAGCAAAACATATCACCATTTATCATAACCGGTATATCTTCCTCTAAGCAATAATCTAGGTGCCTCTTTATCATCTCTCTATCACAGTGAGGGTTATCCCAGTGCAAATCTGAGAGCATAGCAATCTGAACATGGGGCTTATCAAAGGTAAGCTCATGCACATTCTTAGAATGTTTGATCATAAATAAAGTTTTAGTAATAGTCTAGTGACGAATGACAGGAGTACTCCTGCAAGGAACCCCCATAGTAACAGCATCCAATTAGTTTTAGACTTAGTTATCTGCACAGCTTTACGCTGCTCTTTAGCTTCTCTATATATGTACTTGTATTTGAGTACATCCTGCTTTAATATTTTAGTTTTATATCTATATTCAATTCTTGTTTGCCATTTAGTCTTAGGTAGATAGACATTCTTAAAATTAATGATAGTATCTTTTGTAGTGATCACCTTCTCCCATATAATCGTATCATTTCGTATCACTGCAAAGCTATCTACTGATATGATTCTAATAGTATCACTATCCTGCACTATCTCTAGTCCATGCTTAACCGCCTTCTTATAGTGGTATTGTGCTTTCTTAGCACTTGAACAGCCATATAGTAGGGTTAGTACTATAAGGGGTAGTAAGAGCCTCATAGCTCAATTAAAGTATAAGTAAACTTATTGCCAAAAGCAGCCTTAGATTTGTTAATTATCTTCATGAACTCTACAAAGTTTGCATTATACCTAAACACCTGGCATCCCTCAGAGAAATAATCTACATAAGTAGGATCTCTATAGATGGATGATCTATGGATGTTAATCCCAAAGTACCCTGTCTCAGTTACCTTCTCATCATAGGTAGTATCTTTATTGTTATCTCTGTATACAGTAACATTGCCTAATCTTTGGCATAGAGCTTCATACTTACCATTGTGCAAAGAGACACTATACACCCCTCGATACTGCCCTGGCTTTAATCTAGCAACTCCTTTAGACTGTCTTAATATTTCAGTTGGTTTTTTCCCTGGATCAGTGGTAATTTTCCACTCATGATACTGCCATACTCCCATTAATTTATAGGATACTGTGATCACATCATCAAATTCATTGGTAACCTTCTTTCCTGGCTTTAAGTTTCGTACTCCTACAATGTTTACATCATAGTCTTTATCACTATTAAACCAAACATAGCCTTTACTCTTGACCGCTGTCTCTATTATCTCTCTTGTATAGCTCATCTCTTAAAAGTTTATTTTCTTTTTTCAATAAATAGTGCTCAAATATCATGAGGATACTGAACACAGCTAATATGTATGCAGCGTATTTCATGATCTGTAAATCATGGCTTTAATCTTCTCCTGCTGTAAGAAGTTCAAATACTTAAATAATCTTCTTATCATTTTATTGTGTCTATGTCCTGCTTAATATCCCTAGCCCTTGCAAATAATAGCTTCATAGCCTGCCACAAATCAATACCTTTCACTGCCTTGTAATTTTCTGATATACTCATCACTTCAATAGACACTAATACAAGTGAAAGTATCTTAGTAAGCATTAAAGGTACACTAAAGAATGTTAGTATAATATCATTGAGAATAAAGCTGTCTATCAAATAGAATAAAATAACAGCCACTTCATATAGCATTAATTTAGATATGATAGCTGAGAGCTTCCTAGACGTAATAGGTATGCCTAATTTCTTAGCCTTCCATATTCCTGTAATAGTATCCACCAAAATAGCAAACCCAATTAAAAATAAGATCCCTGTAATAGGTAAAAAGAAAGTAGATACCACTGCTAATAATTGAAGGGATGATTTTTGAATAGAGGATAGTAAGATAGATAACTGTAGCTTCATTAGAGAATAAGAATAGAGTTATTATATCCATTTTCTCTGAACGTACCACAGGTACCTAGGCAAGTGGTTTGATATTGGTTAATGCAGGTGCAGTTATTAAACATAGGCCGTAGATCTGTATCCTGATTAGTGGTAGATATGAACTGAGGGAAGAGGTTTCTATTAACTAGCAGCCATCTAATAAGTCTCTGCTCAAAGAAGGATGCTTTTTGTGCATAATGCTCCATCCCAAAGGCTACCTCATTACGAGATACACTAGCAGAATAATCTCCTGATTGTGTTTGCAAACCTTTGTTTTTAAGCTGGTAGGTTAATCCGAAAACAGCATCTTCTGCAGATCTCCATGCAATTACAGGTTGAATAAACTCTACTAGATTTATCTCATCAGGGTTAAGTGTTGTATTGTTATACTGAGTTAATAAATAGTTATAGAAAGTAGTGCCTAAAATTGGCTGTACTCTTAGTGCTGCCTGAGTAGCTATGTATGGTGTTACATCTGTTACATCCACATTGGCAGTAATAGGTGTATTTACTTTTAAATAAGTTTCAGTTATAAAATATAGCATTATACAGTGGGTGTTATAGGGGTTGCTACTACAGCAGCTGCTGCACTTTGTGTTACATCACCACCCTCAATAGGAGGTAGGGATGCTAAGGCTCTCACCTCATTAATTGTCATAGTCTCTAGTACTTTGTTAGCTACCAATGGGCTTAGTGAGTTGATTGCATCATTTACTTTTGAGCTCTCAGCTTCAAGCTCTACGATATTCTCATTAATTACCTGGAAATTATTTATAGTAAACTCCGCAGGTATCTTTGAGATGGTTAGTAGCTCATTGAAGATATGCTGAACACATGATCTAAGCTCCATTACTACATTCTTCTCAAAGATCACATAAGCCTGCTTAATATCTGCACCACCACCTAATGATCCTGTAGTACGTACCCCCATTAATATAGGATCTATTGTGTGAGCAAAACAAATCTGTTCAGTGTTAAGCTGTGATGCCTCTTGGAATAGTTTATCATTGCCATTAGTTGGCATGGCTTCTATCTTAGGTAACTGATCCTGTGAGTTAGCAAAGAACGCTACAGCTTTTCCTGCATTAGCAGCCCCTTTCATACGATCTATAGTTTCCTTAATCATATGCTTCTCCTCCTCAGACTGTGGTCGTTTAGGAAACATCATAGCAAAAGAAGGGAAAACTGAGTTTTGGATATTAGACTTTGCAAAGTACGAAAGCTCTCCTGAGAGAAACGCAAAATTTAGACAGGAGCTGTACTGGGGCAAAGAATAGTGGTCCTGCCCTATAGACTTAATCTCGTAGCAGTATAATTGCTCATAGTCAGTGTTAGCTATGTGGTATGGCTTAATCTCTTGGATGCCTATCCTCCTGGACCAGTCATCACAAATAAAATACATTCTTTTATCTGCACTTACTCTTACTTTCTCAGGCGATACATTCTCTATCCTAGTAATTTTTTTACCTTGGCCATAGCATATCTTAAAGTACACCCTATTATGGATGATGAGCTGTTTAGTGACAGCCTTTACTATATGCTTAAGATTAATTTTCCTTTCAAAAGTATAAAGCTCTAATTTTTCTACAGTAGTTAGTAGATCAGTCTTAAGGGCAAAGCCACCACCTATCACTGCATTAGTTTTGAAGTCTACTATGGCACCATGTAAGGGGCTAGCGTAGTACATTTGGTTAAGCATACTTGGATACAAGTTATCAGCTCCAAAATTAATCCACATGTTAGCAGAATATCTGCTATCTACATAAGGGAGTGTTAGGTTACCTGGTCCTACAGGCATAAATGGTGTGCTAAAGGATTGATATCCTTCTACTACCTCAGGAGCTGTGCTCTCTTTCTTAAAAAAGTTACTATACCATGCCATAATTAATCGTATATTGAAGTTCCTACAGGCCCACTTACCACCATTCTACCCTCTTCTATCACTACACCTGTTGATTGTGCAATGGTTAAAGGTAGTACATAAGGTACTGAGCTCTGATAAACTTGGTAAATAAATTGCCCTTGCTTTAAGATGATATCTACAGGCTCATTAAGTACAAAAAGATTGTACCGTTCAGGCCATAAGCTAGTATCTGCAGTAGTAAATAACTGAGGCACACTAGCAGTATTCATTTCATTAGTAAAAGCGAATAGATAGTGAGGGGTGGGTACAGTTGTGACCTCTGTTAAGGTTAGCACTACCTGGTTAATCACACCTTGTTCAATGTATATCATACCTATATTAGATGATGTAAGGCAAATGTTTAGAAATAAAAAAAGCCCCACAAATTGCAGGGCTAATTTTAGAGAGGCAATAGATTAAATCAAGCCTAAAGCAGTGTAAGCTGCAGGTCCACCTGCTAACTGTACCTCTAGTGCTAGAAACTCATTCTCAGCTACCAAGGTAACAGTGTACTTAGAACCATCAGCTCTAGCAACACCAGAACCTTCACCTGTTGCAGTCATCTGCAAGTATGGGAAGTACCAGTATTTGCCATTAGCATCTAATACTACACCTGATAGATACTGTTGACCTGAAGCAAGTATTTTAAGAGCATTGGACTTAGCAGCTTCACGTCTGTGAAATACTAAATTGATAGTCTGAGTAACAAAAGTTGAACCATTGATAAGATCAGCAGCTTGCTCTTCTGTATAGTTTGATGTATTTCTGCGAATGAAGTAATTATCAAATACTGTTAAAGCAGGTGTAACTGAAATAGCTGTTACCTCATAGCTAGGGTATGTAGTGTTTGCAGTAACTACGTTAATGTTATCTTGTGGGATAAACCATACTTGATAGATACCACCACTGTTATTATCGCAACTTTTTTGAATGCCCTCGAGGGCTGTACATGTTGGCATGTGTTTAAGTTTTATATAAAGGGGGTTGCCCCCCTCTATGAATTAATAATTAAGAATAATAAACGATATCACCTGGATTAACATAGTTAAATCCTACCTTCATGTTAGCACGTGTTCTGATAACTGGCTCAGCTACAGTATCTGCTAAGTTTACAGCACGTAGATCTGATGGATCACCTTCACCATCAAAAGCAAAAAGTAAATTATCCTTTAAAGTGATTACAAAAGTATTATTTGACATCCCTGGACAAAGAACAATCTTAATACCTAAGTAAGTCAAAGATAGATCCTGAGTTATAAATGCATTAGTGTTACCTGTAGCTACACCTAAACGGTAGATATTTACCAATTGAGTTGGTAGGTAGATACGTAAATCAGCAGTACGTGATGCAATAGCTGCAGGAACCAAAGCAAAAGCAGCTTCTAATTTTGCACCTAATCCAGTAACACCTGAGAATGTAGTAATAGGGCCTGTACCACCTGAGATAACAGGAGTAATTCCAGGACCAGGAGTAAGACCATTACCAAGTAAAACCTCATAACCATCACATAAAGCAAGTGCAGGCGTTGCTGATCCTACATCACCTTGCCATCTTAATGACTCAATTTGTCCATTAACTGCATTAGCCATCTCACTCCAGTAGAAGTTAAAGAAGTTAGCTACAGTGAAATCACCATTAGAACCTGCTGCCATTTGTAAAGATACAAAAGACTGCTCTAAGTCAAACTGGCAAACCTGAGCCATAGCAGAAAGAGCACATACGTCTACTTCTATTGAGCTTAAATCATCAGTGTTTAAGTTAGGGAAGTTACATGGGGATGCAGCTAATAATCCTGTACCAAAAGTAACTGTACCAATTTTAGTTTTGTACTTGATACCTGGTAAAGTACGAAAGTTGTCTGCTATCTCACTACCTCCTAGGTAAGCTTGAGCATAAAAAGCATCAGCATTGGGTGCAAGAGCTGCACTCGCGTCAATTGTTAAATCAAATCTTAGTTTTCTCATTTTGTTTTTTTTTATTTGTTATTGTTAAATTTATTAAACATGCTTAATTTTTGCTGCACGCTCAACGCTACAGCCTCCTCAACTACCTCTTCTTCACCATCAACAGCCATAGCATCTTCTAATTGTGCTTTTAGGTCTGCTATCATAGCTACTAAATTATTCACTTCTGCATCTAGGGCAGGCTTAACTATTGCTAGTATTGCCTCAGCATCTAATACAGGATCTACAGCCATAGTCTCTTCTACTACTTCTCCTCTTCTACTACTGTATCTTCTAGGGCTACCTCTTCTGTGGTCTCCTCTAGTTCAGCATCACGTATCTCAGTAATCTCTCCGTCTACTACGACATAGATCTTACCCTCGATAGTGTGCTCTCCATCAGGTAATTTGTTCATATTTATATCTGTTTTTAATTGTGTTACCTCTTTTAATTTCATACCTAAGTATCCCTCAATGCTGAATCCTACCTGATCATTATCTACCAAATGGTTGTAGTACTCAACATCAGTTACCTGTGCTGTTACCATTAGAGTACCTGTAGGTACTTCTATACCAAATCTTGAATATGCTTTATCTTTAGTAGGGTTATCTACAATCCATGCTTCAAGTACATAAGCTGGCACAGTCTCAGTAGTATCATGCTCTAAATTAAACAGGTCCTTATTAGACATGTCTTTCATAAACTTAGAATGTATCTTCTCTATCTCTTCCTTAGTAAACTTCACATAGTACTCTTTGCCATCCTCATCATCTTTACGATAGATCTCCATAGGGATAAGAGCAGGTGCCACAATACGATACTTAACATTATCTTTAAATATCATTTGCTTAGCCTGAGAATTGAAAGCCATACCCATTACTTTAATAGCAGGAGTGGATGTAAAAGCTATTTGCTCAATCCCGAGATCCTCCCCATTTTCAGAGTATTCAGGATCTATGGTAATTTTGTATATTGGTAAATTATCTTTAGCCATACCTATATTATATTATTTGTATATTTGTAAAAAAAATTAACATGATAACTATTTTAGGAAGGGAGATCCCTAACCACCTTGACGAATTGACAATAGAGCAATTTGAGGTAATTACTGAACTAAGCAACAATAAGGAATTGGATGCTGTAGATAAGCACTTACAAATCTTTGATAGCTTAGGCTTAGCTGAAAGTGAGTTCTATGATGTAGATGTGGCTGACTTTATTGAGTACACCAATGCATTTAATACTATCCCTGAGGTAGACTACCCTACCATCTCACAAATTGAGTTAGCAGGATACAGCTACACAGCTGAG